TCAGAAGTCGTAAGTGGGCTCGGCGTCGAGGATCCCCTTGAACATCGCGACCAGGCCCGTGAGATCAGAGTTGACGCGCGCCACGTGACAAGCGCCGTGCAACTCTTCCAGGTCGGTCTTCCCCCAGTCGAGGCCAGAACCGCGTTCGGACAACAGGAGATCGAAGAACTCGCGGGTCGAGCGGCCGTTGCCCTCGCGGAACGGGTGGGCATAGTTCACGTAGTCGTACCGGTATGCGACCTGGCCAGCGAGATCACCTTCGCCGACCGCTCTGAGCCGGTCGAGCTGGTAGATCTCCGCAGCCACATGCTCCATGGGCCGACTGATGCCGCCCGGCGCGCAGAAAGACTCGTCCTCCTTCTCGATGCCGACTGTCCGCAGATCTCCCGCCCAGACGTAAATGTCCTGGAACAGCTAGCGGTGAATCGCCCGCAGGTATGCGAGATCTGTGCGGTCGCCCAGCAGATTGGGATCCTCGCGGAGTTCGATCACCCGGGCCTCAACGAGGTCGTTCTCGGCGTCACGCAGTTCGGCATGCGTTCGAGCGCCGACCCGGTTCCTCAAGACGGACATAGCGGGGATGAAGTAGCCCTGCCAATTCCGTTCGTGATCGCCGGTGTCCCATGGATGCGGCACTCCACCCCGGTTACTGGATGTTGTACCGGCGGCGGACGCGCTCACCCAACTCGGCTGCCGTGATCTTGCCGCGGGCGTAGTCGTTCTGATCGGCACGGGTGGCGGCGGTGCTGCGGGTGCCCTCCAGCTCGGTGTTGCGGCGAGTTGCCCTGACATTCCTGAAGCGCCGCTTCACCTTCTGCAACTCGGTCGCCTGGACAAACACTTCATCTCATTTGGTGGTCCTGACCAGGATAGTCGACAGCGCTGACATTGCAGGAAGTTGACCGTCAAGCACAGCACGGTTCTCCACCGCTGATGTACGACCATCATGTCTCGTTGGCCCTGTAATCGACGGCGTCCCACCGGCTCGACAAGAAATCCCACCAGGTGACTGGACGCAAGGCCGGTGGGGCCCCTACACCGTCACCATCCCGGAGTTCGGAGCCGCAGCTTTGCGCGAGCAGCGGGCACTGGTCATCCCGTTCGACCCGGTGTTTCCGGCCCGGCGCGGCACCCGCCAATCCGAGGCCAACGTCCGCACCCACTGGCGGGCGATCCGCGGAGAGGACTTCAAATGGGTTGTCCCGCACTCGATCCGCAAGTCCGTCGTCACCGCGGTGGAACGCTCGATAGGGCTGGGAGCCGCGGCCCAGCAGGCCGGGCACAGCGGCAGCGAGATCACCCGGCGGCACTACGTCGAGCGGTCCGTGACGGTGCCCGACTACACCGCCGCCCTGGACGAGTATTCGCGCCCTATCCGCGCCTTCAGGCCATTAAAGAGCAACAGGCCGGGTGATATACCGACCTGACCTGCAAAGATGGAGCCGCCTAGGAGAATCGAACTCCTGACCTATTCAAGTATTGAGGTAGCCCGAGCGCGTTCACTAGAGTCCGTTATCGTGTTGGGCACCAACACTATTCGATGCCGGCAGTCCATAACAGTATGTACGAATACGGCGTGATTTGCGGTCGTTTGTATCAGGAAAGTGGAGACTGAGAAGTCGGCGGGCGGTCCCGGCGGCGCAGGTACACCCTCACCGGAGGAGGCCGGCGTCATGAGGTGCCCTTGCCCGTGCTATGTCGACTGACCGGGTTTGACGCCGCCGGGGCCACCTGGCTATTGGGCGCGCACCCTGTACCGGTTCAGCACGGCGAGCTCGGCCAACGTCCAGCCGCTGAAGAACGTCCGTTTGTCGATGGTGATGTCCGGCGTGGTGGTGCTGGCGTTGAGTTGACGGCTGTTAGCCGCGAGCCGTGCGGAGGCGGTGGTGATGACGGCGGCGATCTCCGCGTTGGGTTCGTCGGAGTTGGGGCCGTCGTCGAAGCCGCGGCCGCGGGTGTAGGACTTGGCCAGCGCCGTGATAATCGGGATGGCGGCGCCAGGGCTGCCGATCGTGGTGGCCAGCAGCCCGGCGACGTCAGCCTCAGTGACCGCGGCCATTAGGCGGCCGTGAGGACGATGACGGCTTGCGGGTGTAGCAATCCCAGGTCATAACGGGTCACCACCCGAATCCCGATCTGGTCGTAATCCGCGTACAACTCGGACAGAAGCGTCACACTCGGGGCCATGTCGCGCGCAACCGCCACTTGCGAGACGTCAGCCAGGATCGCCACGCCGGGCTTGAGCTTGTTGGTGACGGTGACGGGTACCCCGAAGAGCCTGTAGGTGGGGCCGGACGTGACGTCGGATTCGAGGAGGTATTTCGCCGAGGTGGCGTCTTCCTTGAGCTTGCGCAGCGCGATGAAATCCGAGCCGTTGACGAACCAGCGCGTCGGCATGACTTCGGCGGCCGAGGCAAGGCCGATAGCGTCCAGCAGGCTGTCGGCGTCGGCGACATCGAGCGTCCCGGTTTGTACACCAGGCTGGTTGATCAGGCCAGTGATGCCGTTGGCGGCTTCGCCTTCGGTGCTGGTGGCCACGGTGGCGTTGGTGGCTTCCAGTTCGTCGACGGCGGTGGCGGCCAGTGCGCCGGCGAACGTCACAGTGTAGGGGCCGCCGGCGCTACCGGCGACGGTGGCGTTACCAGCCCCGATCGTCGACAAGCCTTGCAGCGCAGCCTCGACGGTGGCCGCGTCGGCGGTGTCGGCCAGGTCCGCGGTGCTCACGCCGCGGAACGACACCGTGAACGGGTCACCGGTCACCGTGACGACCTGTACCTCATTGGTGGCCTGGCCGGCGCCGGTGAGTAGCGCGGTATCCAGCTTGTCCGAAACCACCTTCACCAGCCGGTTCTTTAGGGTGGCGTCGATCCCGATCACGCTTTGGCGGGCCAACTCGCGGCTATAGCGCTCGATCACCTTGATCGACTTGCGGTCGGTCGGCATCAAAACGACCTCGTCGAAGGTCGTGTCATGATCGGAGGGAATCAACTCGTTCTCGCCGATGAAGCCGACGGTGGACGACTTTGTGAGCTTCGGGATCCGCAACACCCCAGAGGTGTCGAAGATACGCGGCCCGGACGACAACACGACGGAGGCGGCTTCGAGGGGCTGCACGAGTAGCGCTGAGACCTGATCGGCGAGCAACTGCGGATTAGCGGCGGTCGTCTCGACCATTGAATGTCCTTACGTTGACGGTGACCTTCACGTTGAAGGTCAGGTGGATTCGGGGGAATCCCACGCCACCAGGACGAAACGGGGCCTAGCCACCAGGACCGACCCCACCAGTTTAGCGTCAGGACGCAAGCCACTCCATAACGTCGCCCAACGTCATGTTGTACGGGACCGGGCCGCCGCCTGCGACAACGCAGTTGGTGTCCGCCGTGGCGATCAGATAGCCACCGCGGTGACTGTGCACATGGTATCCGTGCTGTAGCGCAATTTCCCGAACGCGCGTTGCTTTGACCTGCATGGCTGTTACCTCTCATTCTCGGGTACTGGACGCTTTCCGCGCCTGCCGAGCCACGCCGCGCCATGCGATCTCAAGTGTCGCCTATTTGGCTTGTTCCCGCAATATCGCGGCCAGGTCGACAGTGCCGCCGCCGGATGGTGTTGCGCCTTGCCCGATGTCACCGACCGGGCGCCGGTTCACGAGGTGCGGTTTGCGGGCCAGCAAGTCGTCGATCGCGGCCGCCATCTTGTCGGCGTCGTCGAGGTGCTCCGCATCGAACGGCAAGTCTGTCGGGTCGGCGAGCCTGCCGGTGGCCCGGACTAACTCGGTGTGCAGCCGTTGCGCGTACTGGTCGGCTTGCTGGGCTCGCTGCCGGTAGCGGCCGTTCTCCTGGCGCAGCTCCTCAACGTACGAGCGTGGGAACGTGTCGGGCTGCTCATGGTCGCCAGGATCGTCCGTCACCTGCTCGGTGTCACTTGCGGTGTCCTCGGTGTCATCGGCTTTGTCGACCGTGGTTGTCTCGGTGTTGGTGTCGGTCATGATGCTTGGTTCCTTTCGAGTTGCCGGGTGTACTGGGTTGATTGAATGCTTTTGGCGAGAACGATTTTCGGCGCGCAGTTGCATCCTTTGTGATGCTGAAACGGGTGAGCCTTCGGCCAGATACGGCCATTACGCCACCACCATTGGCACAGTTGGCACGGGTCGTCGTCCATCTGCCGTGTCCAGCCCTCTACTAGCGGTTGTTCGATCATGGCGGCCACGGCGGCGTTTTGGCCGGTCTCCAACGGTTCAGAGCGCGCCAGCCGCTCCAACCGCATGCCGGCGACCTCTACGGGATCACTGTCGGGCGCAAGTTCACGCCCGCGAGGCTGACCGCCGGCGGCAGGTGGTTTGAGCATTCCGATCAACCCATCGAGGATCGTATGGGCGGCTCGTAGCAGCCGGTCATAGTCATCTACCGGCGCGATGCCAGTCGACGGCGCCGGCAACGTCGTCACCCTCTCGATCTGCAAAGCAACGTAGGCGTCGGCCAGGGTGAACGCTGCCGCGTTGGCCGCGTTCACCAGCGCTGCGATCAGCTCCTCGGCTTCCTCGGTGGTGATGTGCCCGGCCCGCAGCGCGGCGTACACCTCGGCGACGCGGGCCGCGGTCCTGCCGGCCAGGGCTCCCGTCCTGGCCTGGTAGTCCCCGACGAGTGTCATGCGGCCGGCCTCGGCTCAGGCCCGGCCAGTAGGAAGTTAGCGCCGGCGGCGTCGAGTGCCTCGGCGCGCCGAGCTGTTCGAATCTTCGCAATTTCATCGTCCGAGTAGCCGAGCTTCGCGAGCGCATAGGAGGCGGGTAGCAGGCCGGCCTGATACAGCTTCACCACCGCGTCGGCCTCCTGAGCCACGCTGCGGGTGGCAGCGTCAGCCCACTGCACCCGCGCTTCCAGCTGCATGGGGTCGCGGCCGTCACGAACCGCCAGCATGAGCTTGGCGACCTGTTCCCAGCCTCTGCCAAAGGTGGCTTGCCGGGCTTCGGCACGAGCCGTCAGTGATGCCTCGGCTGCCCGGAGCGCGTCAGCGGAGGCCGGATTGTCCGTCATGACCCCGATGTAATGCGCGGGACACGCTGAGACAGCCATGATTTGGGCGGTAATAATGTTGACGGCGTTTTCGTAACCGGTGAGCGTGGCCGCGTCGAGCTGCCCGAACTTCGCGCCCTGCTCTTCGCTGATCATTGCGCGGTTGCCCTCAGGGATCGGATTCACCTCGGTGGTGACCGGCTCGCCGGTGACCTCGTCGAGCACCGGGTTGCCGTCGTCGTCGAGCACCGGTTCCTCGGTGAGTTCGATTCCTGTTGCCCAACGGCGCGGGCGGCCGGTGTACTCCGAGGTCGTCATCATGTCGACTAGTACCTTGTTGAGCGCGTCCACAAGCGGTTTGAGGTCGTCGATCTCTGAGCAGCCCCGCTCACTGAGAATCAGATCGCTATTGCGCAAGTTGACCACCGGGACGACACCAAGCGGATTCGCCAGCGTCCCAACAAGGTTGTACCCCACCGTAGTTGCCCCGGTGGCGTTGGCGCGGTAGTGGCTGATCAGGTCCGGCTGATAGAGCATTACTTCCGTGGTGGTCTTCGTCTCCCACCGTTTCGCAGCCGCGGTAATCTGCCGGGTTCCTGGGTCGTGTTGGGCGACAACCTGTTTCGCTGACTCAATCGTGACTTTGGGGCGGCCGAGCTTGTCAGCCCACACGATGACGAACGAGTCGCCGAGTAGGAGGGCTTCGCGGTGCGCGACACCTGATAGTTGGTCGAGGTCATTCCTGATCCAGTCGTCCCAAAGGTCGGCGGCATCCCCTGCGAATCCGGTGATCCGCAGCCGCTCGGCCAGCGCGGTCACGGCCAGGCGCGGAATGTTAGATGCCATGCGCCCAAACCTATCTCCCAGAGCAAGTTTCGCCTCCGGGGATAAGAAAGCCAGCGGTTGCTCTCCCTTGTAATACAGGCCCAGTTCGTTGTAGCGGGCCGCCGGCTCGTCGAGCCGCTGCATCAAGCTCAGCAATAATGCGTTGTCTTCGCTCACCTGAAACTCCTTGTCTTCCTTCGCTTCTTATGGGTTGCTCGCCACGTGGCGCGGCTGTGGGCCATGACCAGGCAGGCGGCCAGGTCGATCTTGGGAGCGGTGCGTGACCGTGACCCCTTGGACAACCGCATACCGCGCGCGTCCTCGACAATGCACGCCGCACCGACGTGCGCGGCCAACTTCGCGTCACCGCTATGCGACATACGACCGTTCACCGCGGCGCTGTACAGGTCGGTGGTGGCCGCGGTCAACCGGGCCGGCGAGTGCGGAAACTCCACCACCGGCAGCTTCTCGGCTTCCAGCGCTTGCAGGGTGCGAGTCCACCTGAAAGGGTCGGCGATGATCTCGGTCACCTGCCAACGCCGGCAGCACGCCCGGATCGTGTCTTCGACGTCGGCGATAGGAACCCGGTACTCGGTGTCCTTGCGGTGCGGGCGCTCCCACACGGCGATCGTGTCGAAATGCGGTTCCGGTGAGACAGTCCCGACCAACAACGCGGTGGTGTCGTCGGAGAACGAGCCGTCAAGCGCGATCACAACCTCGGCCCGATCGGGCACACCCACACCCGTCGACAAGTCATTCCACACCTCACTGGGCAAAAATTCCCCCTGGGTGTCAGCGGCCAACTGACACAACCGGGCCCGCCGAAACGTCGCCTCCCGCGTCTTCGGCGGCAACAACGCATGCAGCGCGTCACGATGTAGAAAATCGTCCAGGGCGGGATTGGCCAAGTCCCAGCAGTGCTCGCAGTCGACCGGGTGGTGCTCGAAGCCGGCCGCCGAAAACTCCCGCCACACCAACGACGAATCCTCAGGATGCTCAGCCGCATACGAACGCAAGTCGAGGAGGACCTGATCCTCGAGGTTCGGGCCCGGTGTGCCGATGCACACCAGCGTCGACCGCTCCCGCTTCCCCTGCGCCAAGGTCAGCACCTCATAGCTGTCGCGGTTGGCCACGCCGGCCTCGTCAAGAATCGCCAACGTGTAATCGAGACCTTCGAGTCGCTTCGGTTCCGCAGGCAGACAGTGAAACTGCGCGTCACGAACCGGAATCACGAGCCGTTCCTTGAACACCTGGCAGCGCGACTCCAACTGGCCGTTCAGCTCGACCATTCGCCGGGCGATGCCGTAAACGATGCCGGCTTGCCTCTCGTCGACGGCGACCACGCACACCACGGCACCCTCACCACCACAGAACAACTCGTACAAGCCCCACGCGGCCACCAACGACGACTTACCCTGACCCCTGGGCAGCATCCACCCCGCCGTACGCGGCTGCGGGTCACTGTCGAGCACCGACCCCACCAGGTCACGCTGCCAGCTCCGCAACCGCAACGGAGACCGAGCACCGGTGCCCTTGGGCACGACGATGTACCGCTCACAAAACCGCCCAAACCGGGCAGACCCCACCGACCGCGGCCGCCACGGCAACGGACTCGGATCAACTGACGCCTTCGGGCCAGCTTTCAACTTGAAAGTCCCCCAGTGTGTAACGCCCCCTGCGCCTTAACCCCGCGGCGGATTCCCCTTGCCTTGGGGGTGTGTCCCCTGGTCTTCCTGGCCTTTTTGGCGTTGATGGCGTTGTGGACGGCCTGGCGTTCGGTGTCGGTGCAGTGGGTGCCGCGCTTGGAGTTGCAGGGGCGGCAACGGACGGCGACGTTGGCCGCCTCGTAGGCCAGCTCGGGTGCTTCGGTGACGGGCACGATGTGGTCGGTGGTGAGGTCGTCGACGGCTCCGCAATCGAGGCACCACGGCTGGCGGCGGCGGGCTGCAGCGGACAGGCGTTTCCAGCGCCCGCCGTTCATGTGGGGGTGATCGCGGGGTAGGTCCTTGGCAGGGCGCTTAACCCGGTGCTGGTCGCATCGGGTGTTTGCTGCGGGTGTTCCGCAGACGAGGCAGGGACGCAACGTCACTAGTCGTCGTCTTGGTGTAGGCGGTCGATGAGCGCAGCTACTTGCTCGCCGTCGAGGTTGATGAGTTCGTGGAGTTGGTGGGCCAAGTCTTCAACCTGTGGGCCGGTGAGGCTGATTTCAATGGCGCCGATCGGTAGCTGTGCTTCGACGAGGAGGCCGATCGATAGCTTGCGTCCGGGCGCTGCACCGATCATCAGTTTGACGGGTCCTTGGGTGCGGATGAGGTCGGCGGGCAGTGGGCTTAGTGGTGTGCTGTAGATGCGGTCGGTGTAGTTCATGCGGTGGCTTCTCCTGTTTGCTGTGGGGTTCGGTGCTTGCCTCGGGTGCGCTGTCGTCGGCGGGGTCGCTGTGTTGGGTTGGACTTCTCACCGGTTGGTACACGAGTACTTTCGGTACACGTCTTATCTTCGCTGCTAGAGTGCGGTTTTTGAGGCGTGTACCGCTGGTACACGGGGACCTTTTGAGTTCCGCGTTGTCCTGGGGAAACGGTCACTTCGCCTTCTGTGAGTAGTCCGTCGAGTGCTGGGTCGAAGTAGTCCCGGAGATCCGCTTTCAGTGATCGGCGGATGATGTTGCGTGGTAGCTGGCGGCTGTCGGTGAGCTTGCGCAGGATGGCTTGTTTGGCGCGTTGGAGCTTGCGGTCGCTGATGATTTCTTCGCGGTCGGCGGTGGCGAGTGCGCGTGCGGCGTTGGCGGTGCGGGACTGTTCGATCAGGGCGCGTTGGCAGCGTTCGCGGGTGTAGGTGGATACGTCCATGACATATCCGGCGAGTCTCCAGTCCTCTTCGCTGACGATGGTGCGGCCGTCCAACGCCATGAGCGCGGCGGCGACTTTCAGCCGTGTCAACAAGCTGTGGCCGTCCAAGGGATCGACGTTCGGGTCTTCCCGGAGAACCGCTAGGCGGTGTGCGCGGATAGATTTGCTGGCGGTCTCGGGCACGATCAGGTTAATGGTGCTGCCGACGGCGTGTAGCCATGCGGGGCGGCTGACTTTCCAGACGCCGGGGTCCGGTGGGGGTTCGTCGGGTGCGTCGGGGTCGGAGGTGGGGAGCCAGACAAATCGTTGGGGCAGGCCGCCGTCGCTGGCGCCGAGCAGTGCGTGGGAGCGCAGGGGTTGGACTCCGATGGTCAGGCAGGCGCGGTAGGTGCCGGCGGGCACGATGACGCGGGTTTCCTTGCCGGCGTTGCCGAATCCGAGTTGCTCGCCGCTGTAGACCTTGCGTAGTTCGGCGGACAGGGTTGATCCTTGCCGGGCGACGATGGCGGCTAGGGTGTCGATTTCGGGTGCTGTGAAGATGGCCGCTACGACGGGGTTGGGGGAATCGTGTTGGGTGCCTGGCGGTCTGAAGGTGCGGGCTATGCCCTCTCCGCTGCCGAGGGGCACTGTTTCCACGATTGGGCCCTTGAAGGTAAATCCGTCCCGGGCGGCGGCTTCGGCCGCTCCCTTCCCGGCTCCGCTGGGGCCGGTGATGGCTACAAACAGGTTGAGGCTCATCGGGCCGCCAACGATGCCGGGCAGCGTGATGTCCGGTGGAATCGTGGTCACTGCTCGGGCAAGGACAGCTCCGAGTACGGCCCACGGGCCGACGCCGCGAGCACGTGCCAGGGTGCGCACGTGCCGGAGGACTTCGCGGGACTCCCAGAACGCGTCGGTCATTGCGGAATCTCCCATCGCTGGCAGATGTCTTGAACGATTGCGCGGTCCTGAGGGCTGTTTGCCCACATGGCTTGTAGTTCGGGTAGGCATGGGGCTGGTAGCAGTCCGGCGGCCAGCAGGTGTCGGGTCGCTCGGCGATAGCCGCGGGTGTAGGCGTCCATTCAGGCCACCACCTCGCGGGTGATATACACCCCGGAGCGTCTGCGGATCGCCCGCGAAAGCTCAGGCCAGTCAGCGGCTTTGGAAATCTCGCAGGATGCTTCTGCCAGTGCCGTCTGTGCGGTTTCGATCCGAAGAACGTGGTGTTCTCCGTCAATGGCCAGGGCCAGCAGCTTGCGAGGATCACCGTCGGACAAGGCGCACCACGATGGTGTTCCGGCGACCGGTATGGCCCCGTAGTTGGCCTGTTGCACAACGGCTTCTAGGAACTGGTGGACCGGCCACCACGCGCGCTGTTGCGACGGTGGAGTACCGGTCACTGATTCTCCCGGCTGTAGAACGCGGTGATCCGCTTCGGGGAGAGGTTGGTGCCGGCGCAAGCTTTGGTGATTGCACCGGCGAGCGCGTTGTACAGCAAGACCGCTTCGTCGATGCGAAGCACGCAATCTCTGCCGGCTCCCCTTCCGTCTTGAATGTCGAGGAAGATCGTCGGCGCCGGTTCTAGGTCTTCATTGAACCTGACGCCGACTCCCGCAGTCGGCATGTGTTCCCAATCGGGATGGCGGTCGGCGATCCCAGCTAGCGAATCTCCGGTCACCGGAACGTAAATCGGTGTTTGAAAATGCTCGCAGCGCTGCGATTCGGATGTGTTCGTCATGTTTTCGCACCAGTCGAATCGGCAACCGTGGGCGTTCATCGGACACCACCGATCTCGTCGGCCACCGTGAGTAAGTGGGCGGCGAGTTGACGGGCCTCGTCGGCGGTCAGTTGGACGTTGGTGTCGAGGTCGAGGTGCTGGTTGTCGTGCGGCCGATAGATGTGCAGATACACACAGGCGCGCCAGCCTGGTTTCCGGCGGTAGGCGTTGGCTCCGATCCGTGGCGGGTCGAACTGGTCCACCATGTCGGGCAAGGCGCCGTGCGGGTAGCCGTGCTCCATAGATAGACTTACATAATGGTCGGCTCCCCAGCAGGCAAGATCGTTGACGTGGTCAGTACCTGAGTCTGTGCACCACGGCGCGCAACGTGTCTCTGGGCATCGGTCGCTTGTGTGCCAGCCGTACCGGCCGCAGTGCTCGCACCGAACAAGGCCGTGGTCGGCCTGGTCGTCGTCGGGGCTTGGTACAGTCATCGTTGAATCTCCTTTTGCGTGGGCAGGTTCGGAAGGCCTCGGGGTGGCAGCCTCGGGGCCTTCGCGTTGTTGGTGGTGTTCATCAGGCGGCACCACCAGGTGCGCCGGACGCCTCTAGCGCGTTGATGTAGCCCGCGATCTGGGCATCTGTGCTGAACCGGCGCCTGCCGATCTTCACTGACGCGAGCGCGCCCGACGCCCAGAGTTGGAACACCAGTGAGCGGCTGATGCCGCCGAGCTTGAGGCTGGTGCTCTTCCAATCGTTCATTCACCCTCCCTTCAGATTTGTGTCAATCGACGCAAGTACACTCGAATGTGCGTTGATAGACACAAGAGATACCACGGGTTCGATCAAGACGCAAGTAGCGGGCTATTCTGCGTTCTATGACGCAACCGAAGAAGAGGCCGAACTGGACCGACCGTGCTCCCGCCAACTGGGGCGAGCACGAGGCCTATCGCGTGGCTAGAGAGATAGAACGGTTACGGGCCGGGCGGTCAACTCAATGGCTTGCAGACCGAACTAAAGAGCTTGGCTGCGAAGTCTCGCGGTCGGTGATTACAGACTTGGAGAACGGACGCCGGCGGTACGTCACCACTGCGGAGTTGCTGGTGTTGGCTGCTGCGTTGAACGTGCCGCCTGTCGTGTTGGTCTACCCCGGCCCGAGATACGAGGAGTACATTGAAGTGCTGCCGGGTGTGCAGAGCACGGAAATTGATGCGGTGCAGTGGTTTTCGGGTATCAGGGACCATGGTTACACGGACAGCGCGTCGCGGCCGGCTGAGTCGGCACGGTTGCGCGGGGAGTACGAGAAAAACATTGGCCGCTTGCAGGCTTGGCGCAGGCTGTTGGAAGTGGAGCACGAACTAGCTAAGCCGATACCGGCGAACCCTTCGGAAGAGGCACGCAAGCTTATCGAGGAGCGGCTTGTCCGTCTTCGCGACGAACGTCTAGAACGCCGTTTTCTACTCGGTCTTGAGCCTGATGCCTAGGCAGCGCCTGCAGCCCGGTGAACATGGCCGTATCACCGAGTGGTCTTCTGGTGGAAGGTTTTTCGCATCCACCTATGTTCGTGATTCGGATGGGAAGCGTCGGCGGGTGGAGCGTTCGAGTGGCAAGTCTGTGGAGGATGCCCGGCGGATTCTTCAGCGGCACTTGGTGAAACGCCGGGCCCCGTTGTCTGGGCAGTTGGTGACCGATCGGACGACGCTCGGGGAGTTGTTCGAGGCGTGGCTTGAGGCCAAGGTTTTTGAGGATGGGATCAAGCCGCAGACGGTGGGTCAGTATCGGCAGGTGTGGGCTAAGCATGGCGCCGAGCGGTTGGGCGCGCTGCGGGTGAGCGAACTTCCGACGTCGAAGGCCAATGCTCATATTCAGGCTGTCGCGGTGGCCACACCGTCTCAGGCCGGGTATTTACGGATCATCTTGCGGGGGATGTTCTCGCTGGCTGTCCGGTTCGATGTCCTGGCGGTGAATCCGATTGTGGAGACCAGGACTGCGAAGGTTCACCGCAAGCCCGCGCGAGCTATGACGGCCGCCGAGTTCGAGCGGGTGCGGGCGGCGGTGAAGGCGTATGCGGGCCGCGAAGGGCACGGTGGTCCGAAGCCGGGCCGGCTGTTGCCGGCGTTCGTTGAAGTGCTGGCCGCTACAGGCGCGCGGCCGAGTGAGGTGCTGGCGCTGCGGTGGTCGGATGTCGATCTCCTGGCCGACCCGCCGACTGTCACGATCTCGGGCACCCTGGTCGACCACCAACGGGTTGCGGGCAAGGCGTTGCACCGTCAGGAGACACGTAAGGGTGATGCCCCGGAGCACACTGTGGTGCTTCCCCGGTTCGGTGTGGAGGCGTTCACTGCACTGCTGGGCGAGACCGGCCCCGCGGGCCCGGTGTTCGCCAGCCGTAGCGGAGGTTGGATGTCGCTGGCCAATCTGCGACGGGGCCTGCGGGCTGCCTTGCCCGACGATCTCCGGTGGGTTACCCCGCATAGCTTCAGGCGCACGGTGGCCACGGTGGTCCGTGATGACCATGGTCCTGCGCTGGCGCAGCAGCAGCTCAGTCACTCCAAGCTGGCCACCACCGAGGCCCACTATTTGCAGCGTCATACCCATGGCCCGGACGTGCGGGGCACGTTGGATCGATTCGCTGCCGGGAAAGTAGCGGCTGAAAGTATCAGGAAAGTATCAAGTGAGCCCGATATCAGTGGGGGTAGCTAA